AAACAGAATTCGCTTTTGATGACAGCATGGAACATTATGCGTGTCAGGATCACAATTGTAGGTTTTCTCGAGGGATGAGAGAAATGCAATTGCGAAGTTCCGTTTTCAACAATGAACACAATTTCCACCATTGGAAAGCACTGGTATGGCAATTTGTTTCGGATTATTGTCCGGACTATCGTTATGGATCTAAATATGTGGATAATTACTTGTACATAACACCACATTTTTATATCGTTCATCAAGATTGGTTCAAGCTGTGGAACAATGTTTCGAGTTTGGATGAATGTCGTGATTTGCTCTGTAAACAAGCGCATTTATTGATGAGCGGAGATGTGGAATCAAATCCTGGTCCATATGATCAACATTTCGCCGTTATCGTGTTCTTTGACAAGGACGGCATTGAGATTAGTCGTCGCATGCATGCGAATTACAAAAATCAGGAACCAGAGAGTGAACGAATGAATGTACCAGATGAAGCAGTATCCTTCAAAATTATTGTGTGTGATGATGATTATGAGGATGATCTCACAGACGATGGTGACGTTGAGAGTAATCCGGGACCTGTAACTAATGAGCGACATTTGAGCGAAGTTGCTCTCAAGTTAAAAATTGCCGCACTAGAGAGAGCTCGTCAGCGGCAGAGTGAAAAGAACAAGACATTGATACGAAAATTTAGGCAACTCAAAAAACAAAAGTTTCAGTTCCAAGGATTGGCGGAAAAAATCAATTCTCCAGTTGGGCGATCGGTAATGTATGGTTTAGCCAACATGGTCATCCCAGGGACAGGAACAGCAGCAGCTACTGCAGTTGAAGGACCAAAGTTGGTCAATCTACTGGAAAAAACAAATATTTCCATGGATCAAATGAAAGAAGCTATGGAATCTATGAAGGACCAAGTTCCAGCAGCTATATCAAAGCACATGGCTATGACTGATTTGGCAACAACAACTTTGTCAACTATCAATGACATATTGGAGCAACTGAAGGGTGGAATGTCTGAGGTATCAGACAAGTTCATTGGACTCAAAAATAAAATCACGTCCATGAATCCTGTAACACTAATCTTGAGTGTGATCATGTGTTTTGTTGTGGCATCCATGCCGACAAAATATATGATTGGACCAATATTATTGTTGATGGCATACCTTTTTGGTTGGCACAAATCTGTGATTGAAAAGTTGAAAGAGATTTTGGGTAAGTACCAATGGTTTGATGGTTGGCAATTTCAGGATGGAGAAGAACAACTGATACCTTTCATAGGTCAAATTATTTTTACACTACTGGCATTTTTTGGTATTTCTCAGATACCCACAGATAAATTCTATGATAGTTTGTTGCGCCGATTGGACATTATTCCTAAAGCTATGACAGGAGCAGGAAAAATATGGAATGCAGCTGGTGACACTTACCGTGCTGTTGAAATGGAATTCAAAGTCCTCTTTCTTGGAAAGGATCGTGAACGTTTGCTTGATGAAGCAGAAGTTGGTGAGCAAGTTGTGAAATGGGTCCGTAGAGTGGATCATTATTTGCAAGTCAAAAATCAAACCGCATTGGCGAAAGATCAAGATGCAGTGTCCGAGGTTACACAACTATTTGATCAAATGTCCCGATGGAAGTACACACGTACGTGGAAAACAATGAGTAAAGAAGCGCAGAGAATAATCGATTCATTAGTTATACATGTTACTAAATTGTATGGTTTGGTGTTGAAATCAAGTGTTCATGAAGGTGGTCCTAGAATGTCACCATTGGCAATCATGTTGTCAGGCATTTCAGGACGAGGAAAGACTCATTTGATGATACCATTGACTTATGCTCTACTGCATGGACGTGGTCATCGAGGAAACTATCGCAATGAGTTTTATCCAAGGAACTATGAAACTGAGTACTGGGATGGTTACTGTGGTCAGAAAGTTGTACATTTTGATGATGCTTTTCAAGTAAAAGATTCCGTGGCGAAACCATCAGCCGAGTTCATGGAAGCCATTCGTGTCAACAACGTTGCACCATGTCACGTGCATGGGGCAGACACTTCCGAGAAAGGACGATTCTTTTCATCTGAAATTTGTATTTATACGACCAATTTGAACAAGGAATTCCAAAAATACATAGTTTCATTGAATTGTCCAGAAGCTGCTTTGCGTCGTTTGAACATGAATGCTTTTGAAGTTTTCAACAAGCGTGAATTTGAGAGTGAACTACCAGATGACAAGGGGAAGGTCGATTGGCGATTGGATCACGATAAAGTAAGGAATTGCATTAGGTGCAAAGAAATTGCTGAAGCGCGAGAAGACAAGCGCCGCTTTCCATTTTGTCCGCATATTTATGAATTCCAACGATACAACATTGTTACTGATCAGCCAATTGGTGAGAAGATGGAATATAAATCTTTCATTGAGTATTTGCTGGAGAAAGACAAGGTGCGTAGAAACACTGAAGAGGATTTGTTGGAACAATACGAAATTTTGGAAACAGATCCATTTGCATTTCAAATAGGAGAAGATGATGAGGAGTTTTTTGATACAATTCCATTTCAAGCTGAAGAAACAAATCATGAATTTGCATTGGATCTGTCAATGCCAACCGAATATCTGGCATATTATCAAATGCAGTGTTATTATATTGCATTTGAACGCTTTGCTAAAGAACACAAAATTCAAAATTGGCAAGAAAGATTGGTTTCGGAAATGGCTCACGATCCACAACTCTGGAATACGTATCAACGTATGGCAGAGTATGGAGTCACTAATAGAGACAATCCCAATACATCACTTGTGGATAGTATGCCGGATATTGTTTATGACAATGATGCATCGATTTTTATGCGTTCGAAGCACTATCCCACGTGGAAGGTCATGCGCGATAGTTTCTATGCCTATTGTTCAAAAGTCGCGATGGGTATTCAGTGCGTTTGGGCCGCTTCAGGCTTTGCAGAGTTATTGTCATTTGGGTACATGTCCCTGGTGATGTTAGCATTTGCTTTGACAATCTATCGCAAGTTTACGTCAAAAGACAAAGTTTGCTTTAGGTGCGAACAGGAAGAATACATGTGTGTGTGTATGCAGATGTTTGCCAAATATGAATCAGCTCAATCATCTGGAGATGTCAATCAACAAAGTCATCCAAAAGTTGTCATGAAGACAGAAGCAGCTTCATCATCAGGAGATGTACAAATTCACAAGCAAGCGAGTATGCGTACGGAAGTGGCCAGTTCATCAGGTGAGGTGCATATTCCAAAAACAACAGCATTGAGAACTGAGACCATCAAGTTAGAAGATCTCCAAGTGGAACAAATGCCAACGTTTGAGGCATTGGCTGATCTGTGTGGTCGTCAAGTATTGTTGGCAATTACAAATAAGAATTTGTATTGCCTGCATACTGATCGTACAATCTATGGGAATGTTCTGTTTTTGAAAGGCAGCACGTTTTTGATGCCATACCATTTTGTGACAGCTATCAAATTCAACAAGGATATGATTGGTAAGACAATGCATCTTTCAAACATGTCCGGACGAAGTGTCATGGAAATTTGCACTGATGACTTGATAAATGCAACTCGGTTGGTGAAAGATGGAGATGAACTGGATGCCGCAATCGTTGCTCTTGATCCAATCAAGAACAAAGCATTTGCAGCACATCCCGACATTGTGAAGAACTTTATGACAAAGGCAGAAATCATGTGTTTCAATCAAAACAATAAGTATGAAGGAGAGATCCCATCATTTTGTGAAATGTCTGCAGGATTGGATAGATTTATGCCCAACATCAAATCTTGTCGAGCCATCCGTGGATATTATGACGCCAAGGAAGTGATCGAAGTGCAGAATGAACATACCATCATCAATTTTAGAAAAATGTGGACGTACATGGCCAGGACAGTCAATGGAGATTGTGGTGCACCGGTGATTTTGCACGAGAAAGGCTCATCAAAGAAGATTCTGGGAATCCATGTTGCAGGACAAGAATCCGGAGCTGGCGTGGCTCAGTGTGTCACTCAGGAGATGCTGAATGAAGCATTTGAGAAGATTCAATTGAAATTTCAATGTGCTGTGAATGTAGATCACATGATTGACATCATTCCAGGTTTGGATATTGACCAAGTTGGTTCAGTTCCCTTGAAGTCTGGATTGATTATTCACGGGAAGATGCCAGATGCAATGCGAGTGCGTTCAGGAGGAAAGACGAAAATCATGCCATCAGTTTTGCACAATACTATCAAATCATCACTGACACTACCAACGGTTTTGGGTCCATCGAATGGAATTGACCCAATGGAACTTGGTCTCCGCAAATTCGGAAAAATAACACCACGAATAGATCCAAAGTTGATTGAGATTGCGACTACAGATGTCCAGAATAATCTAGAAACGAACAAACTGGATTTGGATAAAACTCAGTATGCGCGAATCTTAACGTATGATGAAGCAGTTCAAGGAGTGTCCGGTGATGAATACTTGGCACCACTGAATCGTTCCACTTCATTGGGATATCCATACACAATCAAACATCCGCATGCCAAAGGAAAAAGATCTGCTTTTGGAGATGATGAATGGACCATGAATTCAAAGCTCGCTCTTGAAATAGAGAATGATGTCAATGATCTCATTGGTTCCTGCAGGATGAACGTGCAGGAGAATGTATTCTGGGCGGACACATTGAAGGACGAGAGACGACCGATTGAGAAAGTCAGAGCTGGAAAAACTCGAGTATTTTGTGCTGGTCCTGTTCACTTCACAATAGCTTTTCGACAGTATTTCTTGGGATTCGCTGCATGGGTGATGAAAAACAGGAATGCGAATGAGATTTCAACAGGAACAAATGTGTTCTCACATGACTGGGAAGAAATTGTCAAAAAGTTACAGAGTCGTGGAAAACAGGATGGTGTCACGAATGTTGTTGCAGGAGATTTCGAGAATTTTGATGGATCTTTGTCATCACAGATCCTTTGGTGTATGTTGGACATGATAAATGAATGGTACAACGATGGATCTGAAAATGCTCAAATTCGTAGAGTTCTGTGGACAAACATCGTCCATGCAGTTCATGTGAATGGAACTATGATGTATCAAGCATCTCATTCTCAACCATCTGGGTGTCCATTGACGGCTATTCTTAACTCGGTTTATAACAGTATCGTGATTCGAATAGTCTTTCTAATTTGCGCCCATAAACAAGAAAACTTGCAAAAACTGAAACCAGGGACTCTAGCCAACATGAAGAATTTCAACGATTGGGTGGCTTGTGTGTCTTACGGAGATGACAATCTCATTGCCATCATCAAATTCATTCTGGATTGGTTCAATCAAGTAACCATCGCCGAGGCATTCTTAACTATCGGTCATGTTTACACGGATGAAGCCAAGAGCGGGAAGATCGTGCCTATTCGAAAATTAGAAGATGTTGCTTATCTCAAACGCAAATTCGTATGGGATGAACTCACACAACGACATATAGCTCCACTTGACATCGATGTTGTTCTTGAAATATTTCAATGGACAAAGAAGGGTTTGATGAAAGATGACATCACTTTAGCAAACATTGATGTGACAATGAGAGAATTGTCATTGCATGGAGAAGATTTGTTTGAACATTGGAAGAATGCTCTCAAACAAGAATGTATAAAGCAGGGTGTGGAGTATCGTTTCAGAACATTTGAGGAGTACAAAGCAGAAGTGCTTGACGTTCCAATAGCTTTTGAAGGACGAGAGGAGAACATCTTTGAAGATGATCGATACATCACGCATTGCGTTTCTGCAGATTTCAGAATGTCAAAAGGATTTGCTCGAGAACTATTGCAGAGCAATCGAATCAAGAGCACTCGACAAATCGACTATTTGCGTACAAGACAACATCAAGTAGGCTTTGTTGCTTTTGACCACCAATCAAAAGTCATTCATCTGGTCACGAAAGAACTTTACAAAGATGTTCCAACTGACACACGAGGTTTGATCCGGGCATTATCAAATTTGAACCTCTTGTTGCAGCAACACAAAATTACGAAAATAGCAATGCCAGCTATGGGATGCGGACTGGATGGAAAAAAAAATAACATGTGTTTGAAAGATTTACAATCACTTTTGCGCATGTTGCTTCCCAACATTGATTGTAAAATTTACGTTTAGATGTGATCTTATTGAATTATATAAATTCCAAGTCATTAAAAATTTAATATTGCTATCTAAATTATAGGCTTTTCTATTCAGAATTACGTTCCAGGATGGCCTGTAGCAGCCCTACATTATCCAGGAAAACTTGGTGCGGTTTATCAGACTAAGTGGACTGTTAACCAAAGAAATTCACTTGCTACAAATACAAATTCACTAAATAATAAAACTAATAATGATAATATATATGATCAAACGCAAGAACAAATTCAAATTCTAACACTTCAGGACGAGGGTATGCAGGAAAATATGTCTGCACCCGAGTCCAATACCAAAATTCCCTTTGAAACGATTAAAGCATCGACTATGGAGCCTCGTAATCACTCGATTCCAGATTTTCTTAACAGATTGTACACACTTGATAACTTTCAATGGGCTAAGACAGATGCTAAAGGAGCAGTTCTTAAAACTTACAGATTCCCTGACGATTTGCTGTCTAACCCGGCTATTTCTGCAAAAATTCGTAACTTCTATGGTTTCCGCGGTGGTGTGGAGCTTGTTGTGTTAGTTAACAAACAAGAATTTCAGCAAGGGAATTTATTGATTTCATATCTTCCAAATGCGAAATATAATCCCGCAAAAGCAGCCATGCATTCTGCAAATTTACAGGGTATTGTTGCTCGTTCTGGAGCTCCACGGGCCAATCTTGACCTAATGGATGGCACTAGGGCTGATCTATGCGTACCTTATGCATCCCCATTTGTATACTACAACTTGTTGACAAAAGAGGGAACTATTGGAGATTACAAAATTTCAGTTTATTCAGGACTTCAAGATGTAGCATCGGCAGGAACTGTATCAGTTCAGGTGATGGCTCGGTTTGTGGATGTTGATTTGGAATTCCCCACAGGAGCTGTGCCAGCGACATTTGGTGCTCTTGCAGGATTTAAGACTGCAGCTGAGGAGTTAATATCTATGCCAGATAGAAATAAGTTGGAAGACACTCGTAAAGAAATCAATAGAGTGCTTAAATTAATTGATTCAGGTAAATTTACTTTCCAAATGAATGCGACCAACACTTCGGCTTTTAAACAAAAAGCTTTGCCAAACATGGCGACAGCAAATGATCCGAATCAAACACATATGCTATCGATTTCTTCTAGAAATAGTTTGCCTTCTGCTAATATTGGTGAAGCATCTAACTCAGAAATGTCAATTAGTAAACCTTTATCAATCTTTTGCTATCACGATTCATTCAACATCTCAAATCAGGGAACGAACGTTAACGTGTGGAATAAAGTTGTGACTCCTCAAATGGCTGCCAATATTACTAATTCTGATGGATCTCTTTCTGTGGATTATTTGTATTGGCTATCAGAGATGTTCAAGAAGTGGAGAGGTTCAATCAATTTTAATTTTCGTGCAGTAAAGACTAAATTCCATTCAGTGAGAATTAGAGTTTGGTTTTCTCCAGGTTCCACCACGTTGGCGAACATAGATAAAAATTCTGTAATTTCGAAAATTGTAGATCTTAAGGAGAGAAATAATTTCTCCTTTGAAGTTCCATACATACATCCTTATCCAGAACTTAATACTAAGAAAGGAACTGTTTCTCTAGGAATAATTGGTGTGGATATCATTAATCGAATGGTGTTTCCATCTACCGTTTCTGACAATATTGAGGTTATTGTGGAAAGAGCAGCGGGACCAGATTTTAGTTTTAACTTGCCATCAGCATGGTCAAAATTCCCATTTGATCCTACTCCTTCGACTCTTCGAAAATTGGAAATGATCCGAGGAGCTCCAGCTCAATCTATCGCACAACCAGTTGCAGCCTCACAGCCTGATATTATCCAGGATGTACCTATTAATTCAGATTTTATGGCAAATATGAAGAGCTTACCACAACAAATCGTTCAGGAACTTAATGGAGCTATGAATCGTGCACCAGAAAAATTCAAACAACCAAATATTACAGCACTTAATCAATTGGCGAATTTTGAAACAGTCACATCTTCCATGTTGACTATGAAATTACCAGATATTCTTAAGCGTATTGATCACTATTTGAACACTGCTACACCTGATTACGATGGTCCTGGTCACCATTTAGAGCTTCGAGCATTGCCAGGAAATCTACTTTCTATTAGGAAAAGAGAAGCCGATTTCCAAAGAGACTTGACTAGAGAAGGAGTCGAGTCTAATCCGGGTCCTACTAAAATTTTTTCAAATTATATTTCTAATGTTTCATTAACACCTAAAACTATAACTTCAGATTATTACGGACCACAGCAGGTTAGTTTAGTAATTATTCCTAGTTCTGGATTAGCTTTTGCAACTATTAATATCACTGGTGATCTGACAGGTAATTTAGTACTTAATTCTTCTACAACAGAGAGGACTGTTGATTTTAGTTATACCGGTTCTGCAAGACCATCGATAGTATTTACAGCTCCAACTCCAGCAGAATTTCCAGTCAATACAGGAGTTATTTTCCAAATTAAATTTACGAATACAGCATCGCAATGGTCTTTCCAATCTGGTGCTGAGCAAGATTCAATTCGGAATGGTTATCAAGACACTGACTACACGCGTCCATTGCAATGTAAACAAATTGATAGTTTGTGTCTGGGTCAATCTATATCAAATGTGAGTCAACTCTTAAATAGATCGACTCTATTCGGTGTAGTCGATGTTACTCAACCCCTTCCAATTCACATTATGACGCATGCAATAGGTATAGCAAAGAAAGATGTTTCTAATAATGTAATTTACCAAGGTTTTGACAACTTGTCATATCTAGCTTCAGCTTATGCATTCGCAAGAGGTGGTATTAATTTGAGATTAGTCTCAACTGGTGCTCCTTTTGTTGCAATGGTTGATCCTGGTAATGACGTGAACCAAATTCCAACACAGGGTTTTAACCTGGCAGAACTTTCCACTATTCCTCTTTCAACAGTTGATACTTTTATGTCTTCTAACTTGATGCAACAAGCTATTAATACTAGCGTAGAAGGATTTGGAGAAATTTCTGTACCCTTCTTTTCCTCATCATATTGTTATTCAATTTCCCCCCAATTGCAATATCAACCCTCGAAATCAGTAGCTGATTTTACTCTTCCAGATACTCAATCAATGATTGTACCACAGGGAAACTTGTCAAAGATGGAAATCTATAGAGCAG